TCGAGCCTCAGTTACCGTGTCTCCGCATTCGACTCAGTTATGCGTCTGCATAATTACTCCTCCTCTTGCACTTGGGGCCACGCGATGGGCCCGTCATCTACCATTGGTATATCAATCACCTCCACCTCGACGCCGTGACGCTTGGCTAGCAGGCGCAGTGCTTCGCTCTTGAACTCGGCATAGTCTCCCAGGGTTCCTCGCAAAGACTTTTCCACCAGGGCATCGCACTCGGCATTGAACTCCTTGTGTGCACGCGCCCACTTGTCGTGGAACCGTTGCTCTTGTTTCGTTAGCTTTCGCTTCTTGGTCATGGTCGTTCTCCGTGGTCTGAGTTATGCGCCCGCATAATCGGGCTCTGAAAAACTTGTTATTACCACCTACAAACACAATGGTATCACATCTAACACCTATTGTCAAGTATTTACACGTTCTACTATTCCCGCTTTGTACCACATTGTTCGGTTGTTTTCTGTTATCTGTTGGTTTTGTACGTTTTGTACTGTCAAACTCTGAACGTGTCTCGGGAATTTTAAAGTGATAAAGAGCATATTGTTCGGTTGTTTAGTGAAATGTTCGTTTGTTTTGAAAGTGCTAAGTCATTGATTTTTAAGAGGAGTTCACAATGTGACCTGTTCCAGAAGTATGTTTCGGTTTTTCTGGGGGCGGGGTGAAGGCAGAGGGGAACCGAACATTGCAAAGCTCGTGGGCCCCGAAACATAAATTTTTTGAAACCGAACAATATAAAAATGGGCTTTTAAAAGATATAGATAGATAGAACAATATAGCAGAGTTTGGTAGGCAACACTTGGCGCTGCTTATCAGGGAATGTCAGCAGATAATAATGTACGGTTCGAACCGTACAATAGGGGTACAAAGCGTACAAATGGCCGTTTTTACCGAACATTGCTTTGAAATCAATAACTTATCCTGAATTATGCGGCTGCATAATTAACAAAGGACTCGACGCTACGCTAGTCTCTGGTATCTATTTACAGGATGAGGTAAACTTAATTATGCGCGGGCATAATCGGGCAGGGGCTAGCAGCTCCGCCGAATCTGTCTCGGTGCAGGGACTCGCCGCATCGAACGTCTCTGGTATCAGGTCAGGGGAACAAGTTATGCGGACGCATAATCGAGGTGGGACTCGTCGCACTGAACGTCTCTGGTATCAGGCGGGGGCGGGCTGCGGGCATAAAAAAGCCCCGCCGAAGCGGGGCCTACCGGGAGGGCAACGGGCCGGAAACTCCCCCGGCCCGCCTAGTGTAAACAAGTTAGGAAGTAAAGATAAGGGCGGTGAAGGCGTAGAACAAGAAAAGGCCGAAGCTTGCGGCGATGGTGGCGACGGTTAGGACAAGGGTCCAGCCTACAATGGGCACTAGAAAATCGTAAAGGCGGTCTCTGGTCATGACGTGTTCCCCTTAGGTTATGGGCCCCCTTGCGGGGGCCCCGGTGGGTTAGCCTTGCAGCTTGTTCAGGTAGACGGCGGCGCCCTTGTCCGCCTTAGCCCAGCGCTCCAACATCTCATAAAGAGTGTCATACTCTTCGGCGATGCAATCGATAGACTCGCCCTTGTTTTCGCTGGAAAGGATCGCGTAGACGTGCGAGGCCTTGATCGCCAGCTTGGAGCGCTTGGCGCGCGTTTCGGAATCGTCAGCGTCGCCCTTGTCGTGCTTTTCCAGGGCTTTGCGAACCTTGTCCATAAAGCTAGACAGGCGGCGTGCGGCGGTTTCCGAAGCGGAGCGCTTCGCGGCCAGAGCGGAGTCGAACTTGAGAAGCTCCGAAATGTAGGCCTCTTTATATTGCTGGCGCATTTCGTGCATCTTTTCGGCATAGTGCGTTATCGCCTTGCGTTCTGCCGTGGACAGATAGGCTTCCGCGATGAAGGCCTTATTCGCTTCCCAGGCTTCTTGCATAGCCGCCGCTTTGGGGCACTCTTCGGGGTCGCCGAAGCGCTTCTTGGTGAAGGCCGTAAGCTGGTGCGCGCCTTCATACCCTTCGGACTGAACAATGGCCGCGACTAATGCGCCTTGCTTATCTTCGGCATCGCGCTCCGCCGCGATTAGGTCGGCGGCGCTCTTCACTTTGCCCTTGTCGTCAACCGTGGAAACGGTGGCGAGGTACAGCGGGTTGAGTAGGTCAGTCATGGTGTATTCCCTTTGTCAGAAACAAGTTAATGTCACTAGGTGACGGTTCTTATTGTCCTGACCCTGGCGAGAATGTCAACACCTATCGCATTATGCACGCGCATAATCGGACCGGGTAGGTACTTTTTACCTACTGGACCCCCTACCCCTCCCCCATGGACCACTTAGCGCAACAGGTACCATCCGCGCATACCTATTAATAATATGCACCAACAATCTACTCCTCCATGAGTTCGGTCCCGCATTTACTGTTTTTCTGTACAGTAAAGCCCATTTTTTCCTGGGCCGACCCCCACCCCCTCTATATAGGGAACACCCCCCGGTAGGAGTCCCAACCTCCCCTGCTGAAAATTTTTTGCTACTACATAGGTACCTGCGGCGGCGTTGTGCGTACTTGCTAACCCTGACACTTATTTGTTATACAGCGCACACAGCTTCGGCTTGCGACTAAAAATATGACTATGCAGATAGAACCCGAAATCGGTGTGCCGATGGGCGATGCGGTTGGTGCTATGGACCTAGCTGCCCGTGCGGAGGTAATGGCGAATACCGTAGAGCACCTGTCTCAACATGGGTTACACGTCGAGCCGAATAAAGAGGACGAAGACGTTGCTGCAAGGTTAGCTATGGCCTACGCCGAAGACCCCGAGAAGACCTCCAAGAAAGTCAGCATGACCCGTGCGACTAAACTGACCCCACCGTCCCTGGTGCTAACAAGTAATATCCTGCGAGAGTTCGGCCATAACATCGCCGAGTCAGCGACCCAGATACGCCACCTAGTAACAAATAAGTTAATCGAAGAGACCGAGAACCCCGACCCCCGTGTGCGTATCCGTGCCTTGGAGTTGCTGGGTAAGATTTCCGACGTGGGGCTCTTCTCCGAGAAGACCGAGATCACCATTACGCACCAGACCACGGATGACATTAAGGAGCGGCTCCGCAGCAAGCTCACAAAGCTCGTGAACCCCGACCTCGACACTGATTCTGGAAACATTGAGGACGCCATCGTCATCGACGACGAAGAGATTGATATTGATGCAGAGTTCGGGCTGGACGAGGATGACACTGAGGACAACACCGCCGAAACCGGAGCGGAGCAGGATGCGGAGAATGATGCGGATATTGAGGCCATGGCCGACGAGGTAGGGGAAGAGGTGGTAGAAAGCGAGGAAGAAGAGGGTAAATGAGCGCTGCCGCTGCCGAAACTCCCTTAGATTTCACCGAAGAGGAGCTAAATACGCTCCTGAACAACCTCGACGCCTGCACGCCGGAGGAAATTGCCGAAATTGACCGCATGGTGGACGAATTAGCCACCAGAAAGGCGAATGATGCTGCCTATAATGACCTGATTGCCTTCTGTAAGCGCATGCAGCCCGACTATATCGTCGGCTCCCACCATAGAATCCTGGCAAACATGCTCATGGCTATCGAAAGGGGCGATAAGGACCGTATATGCGTCAATATCCCACCCCGCCATGGCAAGTCCCAGCTCGTGTCAACGTATTTTCCTGCGTGGTTCTTAGGCCGCAATCCTAACAAGAAGGTCATGATGGTCTCCCATACCACTGATCTTGCTGTAGATTTTGGCCGGAAGGTGCGGAATATCATCTTTAGTGACGAATATGCGGAGATATTCCCAACCGTACGCATTGCTACGGACTCTAAGTCCGCTGGGCGCTGGAGCACAAACGCCGGGGGTGAGTATTACGCCTGTGGTATCGGGTCATCTATTGCGGGTCGGGGTGCTGACTTGCTCCTCGTCGACGATCCCCACTCCGAGCAGGACGTGCTGAACGGGAACTTTGAGGTCTTTGATAAGGCCTATGAGTGGTTCACCTTCGGTGCTCGGACCCGTCTCATGCCCGGTGGGCGCGTAGCCATCATACAAACCCGTTGGCACATGGATGACCTGACCGGGCGCGTGACTCGGGATATGTCTCAGAACGCGCAGGCGGACCAGTACGAGATCGTGGAGTTCCCGGCGATCCTGCAGGTGGAGGACAAGAAGACCGGGAAGGAGGTGGAGAAGCCTCTGTGGCCTCAGTTCTTTGACCTCAAGGCCCTGCACCGCACCAAAGCCTCCATGCCCGTGTTCCAGTGGAACGCCCAGTACCAGCAGAAGCCCACCGCTGAAGAGGCCTCCATAGTAAAAAGGGAGTGGTGGAACGAGTGGAGCCGCGAGGAGCCGCCCCCCTGCGAGTACATCATCATGTCCCTGGACGCCGCTGCCGAGACCCACAACCGGGCGGACTACACGGGCCTGACGACCTGGGGGGTGTTCTTTAATGAAGAGACCAACGAGCACAACATCATCCTGCTTAACTCTATTAAGGAGCGCTACGAGTTCCCCGAGCTGAAGCGCCTGTGCCTTGAGGAGTACGAGGACTGGGAGCCGGACTCCTTTATTGTGGAGAAGAAGTCAGCAGGAACGGCCATCTACCAAGAGATGCGTCGCATGGGTATACCCGTGCAGGAGTTCACA